ACCCCCGTAGTAACATTATCTGCATCTAATCCTGCAATTCAGGTTGGACAGATTGTGACAGGGACAGGAGTTCCCCTCGGCACTTATGTTTTAACTATATTTGGTACTGCCTTAACTTTAAGTCAAAATGCTACAGCTTCTGGAACCGTTAGTCTTACCTTTACTACCTCTTATCCTGCTACTACTGTACCAGGTGCGGTGTTTGTGGATGGGTATTATGTTGTTGGGACTCCTGAGGGGTTACTTTATAACTCTAACGTAGAAGACCCTACAACTTGGCAAGCAATTAACTACATTGGTGTAGTGTCCTCTGCCGACCCATTATTGGCTATTGGTAGGACAATTAACTACATTGTTACTTTTGGTTCATTCCATATTGAATTCTTTTATGACGCAGGAAGCTCTCCTGGTAGTCCATTTTTACCATACCAAAACTCTGTAATCAAATTTGGTGTGGCAGCAAAGGCTTCAGTAGTGCAAATGGACAATACCCTTGTTTGGATGTCTACAAGCTACCAAAAGGGTTTCCAAATAATGACAATGGCTGGTCAATCAGCACAAGTCATTTCTAACCAATATATTGAAAGAATTATCAATAACTGTAACCCTGCATCTGCTTATGCCTTTAGCATTAAGACTTCAGGACATTCCCTATACGTATTAACCCTTAGAGACTTAGGGTATACCCTAGTATATGACTTTGCTCAAAATGGTTGGACATATTGGACTTCTACTGAAAACAACGTAGAAGGCTACTTTAAAGGACAGTATTACACCAAGTACCAAAACATGGATTTACTTCAACATGAGACTAACGGTAAAGTCTATGAGTTTGATTCAAACACCTATCAAGATGATGGTAATCCAATTGCGGTATTAGCTCGTACTCCATTAGTAGATGGTGGCGATAATCTACGTAAGTTTTGGAGAAGCGTTCAGGTAGTAGGCGATAAGATTGATTCTTATGCCCTGTTACGCTATACCAGCGATGACTACCAAACCTTTTCTGCGTGGCAGAACGTCAATCTTAATACCGCTAAATCCGAAGTCCATAGACTAGGGCAGGGCCGTAGAAGAGCGTTTGACTTACTTCACCAAGATAATGTACCCTTGAGACTCGAATATTTTGAAGTCGATGTCGAAAAGGGGGATTCATGATTGAGTATAAAGAAGAAACGTTTGACCAAGTAATTGACGAAATTAAGCCTTTATTAGAAGACCATTGGCAAGAAATAGCCCTACATAAGGATTCTATTAAGCTCAATCCTGATTATGCCAAATATGAGCAAATGTTCAAAAATGGCAATATGAGGATTGTAACGGCTAGAGACGATGGTAAATTGGTGGGATATTGCATAATGTTGCTATACCATCATATTCATTATAAAGACCAATTTATGGCTATGGATGACATTTTTTTCATAGCTAAAGATTACCGTAAGGGCTTGACAGGTGTAAAATTGTTCATTAAGACCGAAGAGATAATGAAGCAATACGGAGTTACCAAGTTGTCTATGAATGTAAAAATACATCAAGACGTTGGAGCCATATTTGAACGTTTAGGATATAAAGAGACTGAGCGTATGTTTACTAAGATGATTGGATAGATTATGGGCGCAGCCGCAGCAGGAGTAGCAGACGTAGTAGGATTAGGAGCAGCAGATGCAGCAGCAGCAACAGCCGCAGCAGACATAGCAGGTGGTGCGTTTACAGCAGCAGATATAGCTTCTGGTGCCGTTACTGTTGGTGATGCTTTGGCTCAAGGAGCTACTGTTGGAGAATTAGTTTCTGCTGGAGCACCGATTGGGGATTTGATTGCCTCAGGTGTCTCAGTTGCTGATTTAACTGCCGCAGGTGCTACTGCCGAACAAATTGCTGCAGCAACTCCTATGTTGGAAACTGCAGCCGCAGGTGCTGAATCTATCCCATTCCAACTTGCTGATGGTTCAATGGGTTCTATTCAAGGTGGAAACATCCTTGACGCTGCAGGTAACATTGTTGCTAAAGGTGGAGTAGGAACTACATTAGGCGACTTGGCTGGATACGCCAAGACTGGTGCTCAATTAATAGGCGGTATTGGACAATTAGGACAAGCTGCATCATTATTGGGTGGTGGAAAAACTAAGCCAGGTGTTGCTGACCCATACGCAGCATACCGTTCACAAGCAGCTTCCCAGTTACAGAACTTACTGGCAAACCCAAATACCATTACCTCTACTCCAGGTTACCAGTTTAACCTCCAACAAGGCTTACAAGCTCAACAGGCTCAACAAGCTGCACAGGGTCGTTTAGTATCAGGCGGTGGATTGTTGCAAGCTCAACAGTTTGGTCAACAGTATGCTACTTCTAGCCTACAGCAACAACAAAACTTACTAGCTACATTATCAGGTGCTAATCAAGCCCCTGCAGGTGCAGCGCAAGCTCAACAAGGTATTAACTTTGGTCAAGCAGGGTTAGGTGCGTTGGGATTACAACAGTTAGCTGGAGGTGCAGCGAACGTACTAAATCCATTACAAACACTCTATTCCCAATACAATCAATCATCTCCTTCGGTGAGTTAATATGGCAAGTCTTTCAGAATTAGCTAATATATTGCAAACAAGCCCTGCTCAAGCATTTAGGCAGGAAGATATTTCATCGCAACAATATGGATTACAGCAACAAAAAATACAACAAGTTCAAAAAAGCATGGCACCTCCTTTGGCTGGAATGACTGGAGTAGGCGCTGGTGGTGGTCAACCACAACAAGGTTTGGGGCAGATGGCTGGAAATATATTGCCTCCAGAATATAGCCTTACTTCAGCTGATGGTCAATTAACTACTTCTGGTTTATATAGCAAAACTAAAACATCGGCATTAAAAGATGAGCAAATGGCTCAAGCTGCTTTGCAAGATGCTAATTATTATGAAGCAATAGGCAAATCAGAGCTTGCTGAAAAAGCCAAAGAAGAATCTCGTAGATTAATGACTCAAGCAAAACTTACAGATATTGAAGCACAAAAAATAAGAACTGATGGCAAAGACGACCTTATGAGTTCTTTATATCGTGCAAAAAGTCAAACTGATTTTGACCAAAGGTTAAAAGATGGTTTAGAAAGAACTGGCGTTCCAATGCCAAAAGAATTTCCAACCACTTGGACTCCAGATTTAAAAGAAAAGTTCATTGCCAAAATGTCTCCTACTATGAGACAAAAAATGGAAAGTGAAGACCTTGCAGAAGCTGCTTCTAAACGTGCTGCGAAAGCTCTTGAAGATAGAGAGCGTAAAAATAATGCGGCAGACCAAAATAATTTACCAAAACAACCCGTTACAAAAGTTGTAGATGGAAAAGTTGTGCCTACAACGTTTGATGATGCACTTGCTAATCCAAAGTACGGAGTTGCAACAAGTAAAGTATCAACCGATGACAAAAAAGTTGCACGTAGGGTTAGTACCGACTCACAATTAATTCTTTCTAGTTTAGATGACGTATCAACACTAAATGAAAACGGTTCAAAAAGTCTTACAGGAACAACATTTTCTAATCTCCCAGATAAAGGTTTATTGACTGCCCCAGCCAAAGCATTGGCAAATAATATGTCTGATACCGATGCACAAATGTATGATTCAATTCTTGGGCCAGCTACTCGTGAAATGGTGCAATTCTTAATGCCAGATTACCGCCCAACTGATGCTGCATTTCAAAAGACTGAAGCAATCTACAAAGGAAGGTCTGGAGAGCCACATATTGTTCAAATTCAAAAATTGGCTAAATTGCGTCAAGACTATGAAAATGCTGGTAAATCATATTTAGATGCTGGAATTATGAATGCAGAGCAAGCCAAAGAATTCAAGGCTAATGTGTTAAAGTCTCGTCAAATGATTCCTTACTCTGTTAAAGATGTAATTGAATTTAGAAAAGAAATGGAAAATAATCCTGATTTATCTATGGATGATTTTTTAAGAAGAAAAGGTCTTATTAAATCAAAAGATGAAAAATCATCTGTATCGGTAAAAGGCACTGGTACTAAAGAAGACCCAATCAAACTAGACTAAAGAATACTATGCCAGTATATGAATACCAAGGTCAGCATTATGATATTTCTGAAACAGACCCATCTAAAGCTAAAGAGAAAATTCTTTCTCATTTAGTAAAGTCTGAACCAAAAACAGAAGTAACTGTAGAAGGTGCTCCTGCCGATATTCCAAAAGCTGACTATAAACCTGCAACTGGATTGACAACACCACAAGTAACTGAAGGTGGTGCAGCATTTTTGGCTCCTACATCTCTTCGTAAAGAAGTTCCAGTAGCAAAACAAACATTTGGTTTTGACCCTTCTCGTATAAATAAAGTCCCGTTATCTGAGTATGGTTCTAATATTGCTAGGGGTGCGGCTACTGGTGGAGCAATAGGTGGTGTTATTGGTGGTTTTACTGGCCCAGGAATACTTGCAACTGCAGGGGGTGGTGCTGTAATGGGTGCCGCATCTGGTTTGGCTGAATCAGTTGCTAAAGACCTTGGATATGGCCCTGGAACACAGACGCTTGCTGGGTTAGCTGCTGGTATGCCAGCCCCAGTAAAATCTACAACCGACTTTTTAGTTAAATCTAGATTAGCTCAAAAAGTATTTGGAATGGCTGAGACTGCAGCTTATACAATGATGCCTGGAGTAGCTGGTAAAGTTGCTAAATTATCTAAATTTATTCCTCAAGGTGAAGCAAAACTTGCTGGTCGTGATGTTGAGTCAGCATTAGGTACAGAACCTAAAACTGCTGGTGTAAAAGTTTCTACAGACCCAACAAGCGAAACATATAAATTCACACAAGAATTACAAGCACAACATGGAAAAGATGCAACAGTTAATAAACTGTATGAAGATGCGAAAGCAGGATATGATGCAGCATTAGCAGAAAAAACTGGTAAAGGGCTTAAAGAAGATTTAACTCATATAGTTTCAGAGTTTCCTGCAGAATCCCGTGCTTCATCTGCTAAAAAGATTAGAAAATTATTTCTTGACGAAGACGGCAATCCTTTTGATGGTAATGCGGTTATTAATAACCTTAAATCTGATGAATTCAAAGCATTAAGCAATAATGAACAAGAGAAAGTTCGTAATGCTGTAAACAAATTTATACCAGGTGGTGCTGAGAAGGTTGCACGTAATGCTTCTGAAAAAGAATTTGTTGCAAAAGCTAAGGACGCATTACCTGAACTGTTTAAAAGCAAAGATTATAGAACTATTAATACTCAAATGGGTAATTTTGGAAAAGATGAGATTGGTCAGAAGGTGTTTAAACAAGAGTTAGGATATTATTTAAAAGGTCTTCCTGTAGAACAAGGTAAGACATTATGGAATAACATTGGCTCTAGTGTTAATAAAAACATTATCAAAGACCCAGCGGAATTTAAAAAAGTTACTGAAATGATTAATAATGCTAGAACAGAAAAAGAGTTATCTCGTGCAGCTAATTTAATTATTAAAGCAACCTATGGTGCCTATGAAACACGAAGAAAGAAAAAATAATGCCACTTAAATCAGGTTCATCACAAAAGACTATTTCATCTAACATCTCCAAAGAGGTGAAAGCTGGTCGTCCACAGAAGCAAGCGGTTGCTATTGCTCTTACTAAGGCTAGAGCAGGTAAACCACCTTCAGGCAAGACTAGAAAGAAAATGAAATGAAGATTCTCCTCCTTGACCCTGCAGGAGCATTGGTTGACTTTGGTATTCGTTGCCTTGCAGAAGGACACGAAGTTAAACAATGGGTGCGTCCACACGGTCAGGAGCGTTCTAAGATTGGTAAAGGACTTATTGACCACGTTCAGAACTGGCAGATTCATGCCAAACAAGCAGACTTAATCGTATTATCGGATAACGCTTTTCAAATGCGGGAACTAGAAAAGTTCCATGAAGAGGGTTACCCAATTATCGGTACTAATATGCTTGGTGCCAAGATGGAACTAGACCGTGATTATGGTCAAGACATTATGAAGAAGGCAGGACTTGCAGTTATCCCTTCATTTGAATTTAAGGACTACAACAGTGCTATCGACTTTGTTAAAGCTAATCCCAAACGATACGTCTCTAAACCCAGTGGTGATGCAGACAAGGCTCTATCTTATGTATCTAAATCAGCGGCAGATATGGTCTTCATGCTGCAACGATGGAAAGAAACTGGTAAACGACGTGATTTCATCCTACAAGAGTTCGTCCCAGGAATAGAATTCGGAGTAGGTGCCTGGATAGGCCCCAATGGATTTGGTAAGAACATCCTAGAAGGCTTTGAACATAAAAAGCTCATGTCAGGTAACTATGGCTGTAATACAGGTGAGCAGGGAACTGTCATTAAGTATTGCACCGAGTCTAACCTATTTAATGACACCTTAAAACGCTTTGAAGACTACCTATGCTATATCGGACATACTGGCTATGTTGATTTGGCGTTCATTATTGATGAAAAAGGTGAGCCACGTCCATTAGAGTGGACTATGCGTAAAGGATGGCCTTTATTTAACATTCAACAAGCCCTTCATAAGGGTTCTGTTGTAGATTGGATGTGTGACCTATTAAATGGCAAAGATACTCTCAAAGTTAGCTACGACACTGCTACTGGCATTGTTATCCCTATTGGGGATTACCCTAGGTCTAAGACTACGGGGCGTGACCATACAGGATTTCCTATCTATGGTCTTCCCGATGAATTAACCAAGGATTATGCCTTATGTGAGGTCATGGTTGGGAATGCCCCTCAGAACGACGAGGAAGGCATTGTAGAGCGTCCTTGCCTAGTGACGGCAGGTGACTATGTTTTAGTGGCAAACGGGGTAGGAAAGACCGTTAAACAAGCCTGTGAACGTGCCTATAAAAACGTTAAGAAAATTGAGATTCCTGACTGTATTAACGTAAGGGATGACATTGGTGAGGGTATGGAGCATCAAATCCCTGCTTTACAAAAGTATGGATATGCTGAGAATTGGTGCTATGACGAAATGGAAGAGGATGAGTAATGCCAATCAAGATGCTTCCTCCCCCTCCTCCAACCAATCAAGGCGTAGACTCTCGACAGTTTAGAGATTGGTTTTATACCATTTTCTCCCAAACCAATGGTAATTTAGACCAAATAGGAACAATGGCCTATGAGAACTCTAATAATGTTTCTATTACAGGCGGCAACATTGCCAATACAAATTTATCAAATATTCAAACTCCAGGATTAACTGGATATTTATACGGTCACAACACAGGGCCAGTTACAGCCTCTACTACTATTCCTTATTCAGCAATTACAGGTGGATTGTCTGTCACAATTACTACAGCAAAATTAACTACTCTTGGTACCAATGGTTCCATGACATTTACCAACGGCATACTAACTGCACAAACCCAAGCTACCTAATCATGTCAAATACTCAATTACCATTAACCGACGAACAACTTGAAGAACTTGTAGAAAGAGTTACCGAGAAAGTTATTAAGAATTTTTATACATCCGTAGGTGAATCTGTTGTTAAACGGATTACCAAACTCATTGGCTTTGCTGCTGTTGCACTATTAATGTGGGCTGCAGGTACAGGACACTTTCCAATAAAATGAACGAACAAATTGAATCCGCAAAAGAAGTAGCTGGTAAATCCATTGGTCAACATGGATTGGCTTACATTACAGCAATTATTGTTATTAGCGTTGCCGCTAGTATATTTTTAGACGCTTCTAAAATTGCCGCAGTTATTGGTATGGCTGGTGGTGCAATTATGGCTATTATCAATATGATGAACGCTGTATCAGGTACAACTGAAAAAGAAGAAAAGCCTGAGTTTGCCGTTATTCAAAATTTAATTGAAAAACTAGACCATTTGGCAGATAAAGAACCCCCAATGTCAGTTACTGTAGATGGCGATAAAGTCACAGTAACCAAAGGTTCAGATACCATTACAACAAAAAAATGAAACAGATATTCCAACACCTTTTAACTGGTAAAGATAATGAAACTTATGACATTGGTCGAGTAACTTGGTTTCTTGGTTTTATTGCTGTTATCGTAATTGCGGCTTTTGAAGTAATGCACACTACTGTTAGCCTTAGAGAACTTGCTGAAGCATTAGGCATTGTGTCTGGTGCAGGTGGTGCTTCTGTAATGATGAAAAAAGATGCGGAGCCACAATAATGTTCCCTTTATCGGTTATTAATTATGTCAAAATTGGATTGGTTGCTTTGGTACTTTGTGGGTGCGTGTATCTTGGCTATAGCTTTGAGCATTCACGATTTATGGCATATCAGGAGCGTGTTGAAGCAGCAGGAAAAGCGCAAGAAGCAAAGAATGAACAAATCCTCAAGGAACAACAAGTAACAACGGAGAGAATTACCAATGATTACAAGAATAGTATTGCTCGCATTCATACTTACTATGGTGGGATGCACGTCAACGCCAGTAGCAGTGCAATGTCCATCACCAGCACAGCCGTCCCCTTCGTTGATGGAACGCCCTCCGACCCACAATTTGTTGAAAAATGTGCAATGACGACTCAACAGCTTGAGTCACTTCAAGAGTGGATTCGAGAACAAGTGGGTATCAAATAGTCAAGCCACCGAGAGGGTATGCTTAATCTAGTTGTTTTGTGGCTTTCCAACTAGGCCATCAACGAATCGGGAGTCGAGAGGCTGTCCCCTCACCTTACTTCTTAGCGGTCTTCTTTGATTCTTTAAACGCTTTAGCAGTAGGAGCACCTTTAGTCCCAGGCTTTCTCATCTTCTCGCCTGAACCAGCCTTGATACGTTTTTGTTTAGCATGAATGTTTGCGTACAAACCAGGTTTAGTTGCCATATTATTCCGCCATTTCTAAAGATTTAATTCTAACTTCAGTTACCCGTTTAGTCCAACCTTTGCCAAATACAAGGAAAGTCTTGAGTGTCTCTAGGAATGCTTGACGCTTATCCGAAAACTCATTAATCATTGTTACTGTATTCATTTGATTTATAGCAGTAACAGTATTATTGCCGATTGCACCATCAGCAAAAACACCCACAATTTCTTGGATAAACTTGGCTGCACGGCCAACACCACTATTGATAGCACAGTCAAAAATGCAATAGTCAAGTCCCGAAGGAAGAGCATCTCCGTGTATGGCATCCCAAAACCTCTTTTTATATAATGGTTTTACATCTTCAATTGTTAAGGCTTTCATATCGTCAATTGTGACTTTATGACCAACAAATTCTTCCCATACGGCTTGAGTACATCCGTGGTTAGTAGGCCCACCTGAATCATCCTTTAGGTTAGCGTAACCTCCCTCGCTAACAATTACTGAATCAAAGCATTTATCCCAATTTCTGTTCATTTCTTTTTCCTTTTGGACTTTGGCAATGGAAACGGGGGTTCAATAGTGACTTCATCTTCATCGGGTCTAACCTTGTATTCATCAATTGCTTTGGTAAGCATAGCAACAAGCCCCCATTGGACAAGTGTTTCAAGCCCTTCTTTATCGAAATCAACTTGAGCATTGGCTGAACCATCTTTGTTTTCCTTAATGATTTTGACTTTAATATCCATATTAGACCTTTATTACCTCTCCTCGAAAGAACACCAATCCATCATCCTCACTAATGACTTGTACAAGTTCTGGCGGCATAAGTTCTCCATCACGGAATGTAAGTACTGCGAATCCTGAACGCCAATTGACGGGCGAGTCTTCCGTGTAGATGTACTTGTCTCCTCCAATTGCCGACATTGTTCCTGTGTCAACGCCATATCTGTCACCATTATAGTCAGTCCACGGAGTCACTTTCAAGGAATGTAGATGACCTGTAACCATACTTACCCCCGATTTAAGGGTGTTGTTAAATACACCATGTTGACCATTGTGCCAACGGTGCTTAATCATACAAGTATTGTTGACCATCAGAGACCAACTGTATGTCCATCCAGGTAAATGGTCGGCTAGTGCCATACCAGGTACGCCCTCATACTGCCCTAGTACATTAGATAATTTGCCATCAAAGCGTAGGTCGTGGTTACCAATGGTGCGGTGCATAAATGCTCCTGCAGGACGTACTTTCTCAATATCACCAAGACGAGCCTGTACTTCTTCTAGTTCTTCCTTCACAGTTGGGGCTTTATCCCACCCAATCCTATTGTGCTGGCTAATCGTGGCATTATCCATAATGTCACCGTTAAGAACTATTCCCTGTGGTTTTAAACGTGTAATTAAATGTACAAATGCTCTATGGGCGGTACTGACATATCCAGGCCAGTAGTGGCAATCAGAACCCACAACAATCGTTCCATTTTCCATAGAAAGATTGGTGCGGACTTTGTTCTCAGGAATAGTTAATCTAGGAGTGCCACCTTCTTTTGCTTCTAGTTTAATGTTGTATTTCTTTTCTATTCGCTTTCGTCGCCCCATTGTCGCTCTGACATCAATCTCTAATACTTTAGATACGGTAGTTGCTGACTTATGTTTTCGCCACAGTTCTATAAAATCTTCATCGCTACATCGTGCTTGTACCATGTTATTCGCCCAATTTATATGTTTTGACTGGCTCGTGGCTTTTTAAGTCCACATTACACGCCCATTTGACAGCTTCTTCTGCAGTTAATCCCATTCTCATACAAACCTCTGCAGCCATTGAACCACTACCAATAGCCATAAAGGTTCTAACTCGTTCCCATTCTAGGTCATCTCCACAAGAAAAAAGACCATCTTCGGTCAATTTTAGAAATGAACTATCAGTATGTAGTTTCGGTTTCGTCTTTTGTTTCTTATTTATATAATCAACAACTTTTTCCCCATCTACCCAACTACCTGCAACACCAAGGTAACCACCTTCTATTGCAATAATTTTATCTTCAAAGTATTTAATACCAGAATCATCATCTGAAAACTGACTGTCTGCAACTAATTTTTTATTAATCCAATCGCCAACAATAGTAGTCATATTAATCTCTAATAGGTGACACGACAAGCTAGACGGAGGGGAACCGTCGGGGGGAAGTGGGGGATGAGTGCTTGCCGTGTCATTTGTTAGTTTATCTTAAAAGGTAACATTGCTCCATACAGGACACCATTTATTCACACTACAATAATCCTCACACCTACGATAGGTGGCTGGACGGTGTTCCCAAAACTGGTCTGTGCCGAGTGTAACA